AAGCTAAACATTAGCCCGGAGATTACCCACGCGTGAGTGACCAGGTAGAAGTCCAGCAGACGCTTAATGAGGTTACGACCTCTGAGATCGTCCACACCGTTGAGGTGCTGGATGCTGCTACTATTGTCGGTCCTACTGGCGCAACTGGAGCCACTGGCCCTACTGGCGCTACTGGCGCAACCGGTCCTGCTGGGCCGACTGGCGCCACTGGCGCAACTGGACCAACTGGCGCAACTGGCGCGACTGGGCCGAAGGGAGACACTGGAGCAACTGGACCAACTGGGGCTACAGGGGCCACTGGGCCGACAGGCCCGAAAGGAGACACAGGTGACACAGGACCGCAAGGAGCAACGGGTGCCACTGGAGCTACGGGCGCAACTGGCCCTCAGGGCCCTAAAGGTGATACTGGAGATACTGGCCCTCAGGGCGCTACTGGTGCTACTGGCGCTACTGGGGCGACAGGCGCCACGGGTCCGCAAGGCCTTAAAGGCGATACCGGCGACACTGGTCCTGCAGGACCTACTGGCGCTACTGGAGCTACGGGCCCTAAGGGCGACACGGGGGATACTGGTCCGGCGGGGCCGACTGGTGCAACGGGCGCTACTGGAGCCACTGGTCCTGCGGGTCCGACTGGCCCGACAGGCGCTACTGGCGCTACTGGTCCTGGAGTAGCCTCTGGCGGTACAGCAGGGCAGGTACTGACTAAGAACAGCAGCACTGACTACGATACCTACTGGGCGGCTGCCGGGGCTGCGTCGTACACAGAAGTCGTCAAGCAGTACGTTAAGAACGATGGCACCGCCAAGTCGAAGGGCGACGTGGTCTACATTTCGAGCTCTGACGGCACAAACCCTATCGTCTCGTACGCAGATGCAGACACCGAAGCCACGTCAAGCAAGACACTTGGCCTCCTTGAGACGGCTCTTAGCGCTAACCAGCACGGTTACGTCATCACGGAAGGCAAGCTCTCTGGCCTTAACACTAGCGCTGCCACAGATGGGCAGGCTGTATGGCTTTCTGGAACAGCTGGCGGGCGTGTGTATGGCTCTCCTCCTTCCGAGCCTGCACACTCCGTCTTCCTTGGCGTAGTTACAAAGGCCAATGCCAGCACTGGCGAGATCTTCATCAAGGTCCAGAATGGCTACGAACTAGACGAGATCCACGATGTCAGCGCGGCAAGCCCGACTGCTGGCGACGTGATCCAGTGGGCTACCGATGGAACTACCTACATGTGGCGCAAGAAGAGCCTTTCTGACGCTGGGATTGCAGCCAGCAGCCACGCGCACTCAGGCGTTTATGACCCCGCTGGTACGGCTGCGTCTGCTATTACTACCCACGAAGCAGCTGCCGATCCGCACCCAACCTACCTTACAGCCACTGAAGGAAACGCGGCATATGCTGCCGCTTCTCACAACCACTCAACCTCAAATATTACTAGCGGGAACTTCGCAGCTACAATCTCTGGCGGAACAGGTGTCACCGTAACTGGCGGGACTGGCAATGCATCAACGCCAAGCATCGCAATCGGTCAGGCTGTTGCTACTAGCAGTACACCAACTTTTGCTGGGCTAACTGTAAACGGAGATATCACCGCTTCATCCATGCCACTCCGAATGGCTGCCGGGACCTATTCTACATCTCAGTCAACTGCGGCAGCAAACGGGACCCTGAGCGTTACATTGCCAGCGTCAAGGTTTTCAGTTGCCCCACTAGTCACGATTACCATTGCCTCTGCGCAGGGAGGTACGGCAAAAATTGTTCCACGTCATTCTGGCGTAACAACGTCAGCATTCCAGGCGTACTGGTACACAGGAGATGCAGCGACCACGACGTTCTCAAGCGTAACTTTCCACTACATTGCGATCCAAATGACAAGCTCAACAGCAGCAGGTTGACGTATGGAAACTAAAGATATTATCGTTACATGCCACACAGATGGGTGCGAGAATAAAGATATTCCAATTCATATCAACGTTCCCAATGACGAAAACCACCGCGTTGTTTGCGGCCCATGCACGTTAGACATTACCGACAAAAGAGACGACGACACCAAATGACTAAGAACGACGTCAGCCAGGTCCTTGAGCGCCTTGAGCGCATTGAACGCGACTTGGCGGAGATCAAGGTTGAGCTCGCGGAGACCCGCGGAGCTTATCGGTTGGCGAAGTTTGTTATCGCACTGCTAGGCGTAAGCGGACTAGGTGGTATAATTGCATGGATGAATGGGAATAGATAATGAATTTGAAGATTGTAACTCAGACAGATAGCATTGAGAAGGGCGGCTGGATGGACGACTGCGCTCCAGCGACGCTGATGGCTGCGGCCAACTTCCTTACCGGATCAACGTACACGTCAAAAGATGGGATCAAGTTCTTGGAAAAGGTTGGCAGAAAAGATGTACAGGGGCAGGGTACGCCCACGTCACTCCTACAGCTAGTGAAGGCAGCGCCACTTGTTGGCTTAAAGCCTAAGTACGCTAAGTCATGGGATGAGGTGGTTGCAGCTCTTAAGGCCGGCGCTGTCGTCGGCATTAACGTGCAGCAGGCAAAGGGCTACCCTGCAACCGTACCGATGAGCGTGTGGCACAAGAAGCATCAAAAGAGGAACCCGGGGAAGACGTACGGTCACATGACCTGCGCAGCGATGGTTGGAGGGAAGGTACAATGGGCGGACCCAACGATGACTGGCAAAGGAAAAGAGACATATGCAGTTGTGGTCTCAATTGCGGACCTGAAAGCTATTGCGGCCTCCAAAGGAGACGCACCCCACAAGCGCTGCCTAATCTTCACGGCAGCCCAGAAGAAGTCATCCGCACCTGCCCCAACTGCGGTTCTCAGCTCACAGATCGTGCCTGTAAGCTCATCTGCTCTTGTGGCTACTACGCTAGCTGCTCAGACTACCTCTAAAGAGCCCGTAAAGGTGGATTTGCGCCACCAGGAGCGTCCAAAAGACTACCCTAGTGTAAAGACGCCACCCCAGACAATAGACCCCGCATTGGCCCTTAAAGTCGCCCAGGCCATTGTCGGTAAGATTGAGGTGGCTAAAGGAGACAAGACGATGAAAGACCAGATCATTGCTGCCGGCTTGGACGCACTCCAGGCCGCCCTCTCCACCGCCATTGCGGTGTTCCTTGGGCTTGGCGTAAGCATCTTTGACCTTGATGGCGACGGCGTAAAGGCTGTCGCAGCTTCGGCGATCAGCGCAGGACTTTTGGTCCTGCAGCGATGGCTGGATGAGGACAATACTCGTTATGGACGAACTCGCTAAGGCTCCTGTACTGGCGCAGTGCGCCGCGTGCAGAAGCCCATTTGCTGAGCAGATCAACGAACGGATGCGCCGTGGCGCTCCGGATACGCAAATCTCTCAGTGGCTTAAGGATAACGATGCATACATCTCTCGCATTACGCTAGGGATGCACAAGCGAGAGCATCTTACGGACGAGTTCCAGACTGCAAAGAAGAAAGCAGTTGCAGCGTTTAAGAAACAGCAGGGCACAATTAAGGCAAAGGGAGACCTTGCACAGCTGGTGCGAGACCAAGTCATCCGGATGGTTGACGACGGATTCCTAATGCCAACGCTTGCAGAAGGTTTGCGAGCTCAGGAAATGATTGACCGTCGAGTAGAGAAGTCTGCAGACCGAGAGCTTTCGGTTACGTTGGCAGGAATTCTCGGTGGCGGCCCAGTAATCAACATGATTGAGATGGAAGCGGAGGAGATTACAGATGGCAAAGACGCCAGCTTGGACGCGTAAAGAGGGTAAGAACCCAAAGGGCGGCCTTAACGCAAAGGGTCGCGCATCATACAAGGGCGGCACTCTTAAGCCGCCAGTGAAATCAGGAGACAATCCACGTCGTGCGTCGTTCCTGGCCCGCATGGGTGGCATGCCTGGGCCGGAGCGGGACTCAAAGGGACGGCCCACGCGTCTACTCCTCAGCCTTCAGGCTTGGGGGGCTAGCAGTAAAGCAGACGCCAAGAAGAAGGCAGCTGCTATTAGCGCACGGAATAAGAGTAAGAAGTCTTGAAAGTTAATAGCGACGCAGCAAGGGACCTTGCCGCCGGCCGCAACAACCCAATCTTCTTTGCCAAGCGATGGCTTGGGATTGATCTCCACGAAGGACAGAAGCAATGGGTTGAAGGTATCGCTGCCAGAGACGAGTCTGGTTGGCGACCAAAGTACCTGACTACCGTCTGCTCTGCAGGTAACCGAGCTGGCAAGACTCTAGGGATGGCAGTGGCAGTGTTCCACAGCGCATTCTATAAGCTAGGAGTTCAGCCACCTGACGGAACGCAGAAGGACGCAATGCGTTGGCAGTCGGCTCCGTACGAGTGGTACCACGTGGGAATCCAGCAGGAGACTGCGGAACTTGTGCATCGAGAGGTGTCCATGATTCTAGAGGGTGGACACCCAGCGCAGAAGGGCCGTGGATGCCCGCTCATTGCAGAGATTGGCAAGGTTGTTGAGCACACTAAGAAGTACCGCGGAGAGTACTTGTGGCTACAGTTCCACCCTTTGGTCGGAGGAGCTAACATCCACTTCCGCACCACGCAGGACAAAGCCAAGGCGCTCCTCGGCAAAGACATGAATGGCATCTCATTTGACGAGGCAGCCTTTGAGCCGCACTTAATGCAGATCTACCAAGAGGTACTCAACCTACGGCGTCTGTCCACAGGTGGGCAGCTCCACTTCATCGGGACACCTACCGAAGGCATTAACGACTACGCAGACCTCTGGGAGATGGGCAACGCGGCAAACCCGGACCGAGATCCGCAGTTCTTTAGCTTCCGGCTCTCGACCCGCGGCAACGTAGGGTTTGGGCTGGCGCCTGACACATTTGATGCCATCCTTCGGCAGCAGGCTGAGTACCTAATCCCACAGAACATTGATGGATATTTCATTGAGGCAAGCGATGCGTACTTCAGTTCCACCTCTGTGGACTCCTGTTTTGTGGACGAATTGCCTGCAGAGCAGCCGCCAGCTGCCAGGCGGAAGTACGTTCAAGGGTGCGACCCAGGCCTCCTTAGTGATAGTACCTGGGCCATCACACTTGACAATACTGAAAAAAATGGTATAATCGGCGTTAGAGCCAGAACGAGAACAGGCAAACAA